TTTGCAAATTCTTTAACTTGCTCGAGCAAAACTTTAATGTCTCCGTTATATGAGTCTATAAACTTTTTTCGGAATGGCGCCATAGTGGTGTTATACTGGAGGTGCCTAGTGCTGTAATGAAAATAGTCGGACTTGGAAAAAATAGATGAAGAAAGCTTCTTTTCATCATTGGACATATCTGCTCGGCTAGCTTTGTCAAACTCGTACAAATTTGCTGCTGCATAATTGAACAAGTCTAGATCAGAGAAAGATGGAACTTTATCAGAAAGAAAAATCTCTCTGTGTAAAGTGGCAAATGCCCACATCTCTCTTTTAGAGATTTTCCTAGAAGTTGTAAAGCTACCAATAACAGCTCTCAACGCAGGTAAAAGGCGAGATTCAATATAATCTAGCACTTCTTGGTCATAAGAGCTGATGTCTTTTTCTTCTCCTTTATAGTAGAATGCATTTAAACTCTTACTAGCGTTATCTAGAGGTTTATTTTGCTTAAGGTTGCTAAAAACCAAAGCTAGTTGAGCTAACAGGACACAATCATCCATGTTTTCCCATTTGGCACCAGAGACTTTAGACATAGTCCTTTTGAAACTCTCTGACATTCTGCGGGTCCAGCCTGCAATGTAAGTATCAATTGCATTTCTGATTTCTTGATCGTTAAGAGCAACACCAGAATTAATCTTGATAAATGTCTTACTTACATTTGCATTTTCTGGTAGCGCACAAACATTAACATAGCACCTTTCTAGAAACCACAACTGGGCTCTAAGAGGTAAAGCGTTAAAGTGTACATTATTATAGTTCTCCAACTTACCATCGTACCAAACAGGACCTGTATATCCTATCTCATTATTAACGAACTCAGCAATAATACAGCTACGATGTTGGCCATCAACAGATGCAAACTTAACTTGCTTGCCGGGTTCATCAAGGAGTCTAGCTCTTTCTGAGATCTCGGCTACAACGATTGGATTTACAATCATTCCAAAAAAGATGCTGCTGATGTAGGAGCATTTTTGCAAGTGACCCCATCGCCCAAACCTTCTTTGGTATCGATTGCTTGAGTATTGTCGCTTTGTTGAAGTAATCGAATCTTCATCAAAGCCGGTTATCCTGCTATATACAGCGGGAGATATTTCTTTTGAACAATAAAGTTCAATAAACTCTTTTATAGTAATAGAGTTAGTTACATATTTGGACATTTAAGTCTCCATTAAATGAGGGAGCCGCCCTCGTACGGGATCTAAAAACAAATTTATGTTATTGTTTTCAAATCATTTAAAATCTAAAGTAAAAAGACATCTGTAACCCCATGCCTTCCTGCGGGGAGCGATTGCTCACTGGACTTAGTTATTTACCCTGAAGTCGCTGCATAGCTTCTAGAACGGCGTCACCGCCTGAGTTATACTTTTCAACTCCAGCACTATCATCATCGGAGGCACTCGTACTGCCAGCGAGATAGTCGCTCAGGATAGTCTCCAATTCTTCAGTTGTCTTCTCATCAAATAGAGTGGAGAAGTCAGGGACAGACTCAAGAAGAGTGGCGCAGTCTGCTACCGCATCATCGCATAGGACCGATGGACGGCGGCGAGGCTTAAGAGTTGTCTTTGGGAATGAGCCCGGTGTGCCCGGTACATCATAGTTTAAGACAATGTCAGTGCCTGCTTCAGGATCTGTAATGTCTCCGTAGTCAGGATCGAGAACGTATCCAAGTAGAGTTTGATAAGCAGTCTTACCATAAGCCCATACTTTTACACCTTCATCTTCCATACCTCGGACCAAGATTGGAGAGTAGTAACGATTGCGTGCAAAAAGTTGCTTTGCTTCTTTTTTCGCTACTTCATCATTGTTGTCAACGCCTTCACGCCACAACTTGGAAGCGAAGTCACAAATTGGACAATCACCGCCATGATTCTTTTTTGGGCACAAGAGGCCCGGATTTTTACCAACATTGTAGTGGAAAAAGTATTCCTTGAACGGATCGCCATCCGCAGTTGGTAGGATTCGAATAGTTTGGTCGCCTTGTTGAGGACGCCACTTCGTGCTGTTTGATTTTTTCTTACCTCCGTTTTTAGAAAGTTCGAGTTTTGCTCGCATTGCTTCTAGATCGATAGCCATGATTTTATCTCCTTTTGCTTAATCATTAATGGGGATCTACCCTAACGCAGAAAACCAAATGTCGCTTTCCACATACTTAATTATAACATATTATGACTTAATTGTCAAGTATTTTTTTAAAAAACAGGGGGGATTTTCACGAGATCCCCCGAACTCGCACCACAGAGGGATTATTTTTTAAATTTACTGAAAGTCTACAGATTGCTCTTGGGAAACTACCTCCCCTTCAACGGTATTCCAATTGAAGGCTCGAAATCCCATTCGATCAACATCAAACACAAGTTGATAGCCTTCTTGCATTTTTCGTTTAGGATTGCGCTGAAATTCAGCAAACAAGTCCGTTGGAAGGTCTGCTGTGTGGATAAAGCGCATGGTTCGGCGGTCGCCATTTTGCTTGGTATAGGTACCAGAGTATACTACATAATTATTCATTATACCTCCTGAATATAGTGTGTGTAGTGAATTCCATAGGCATAAGATTGCTCGTATGGAGATTCGTAAACTGTAAACGACGAGATGATGTCATCGTCAAGTTTACTTTTTATCTCAGAGATGAGATTTGAATTATTTTTTATCTCTCCCTTATTGATGTTATTAATATAACATGTTTCAGTTACATTGTCAAGTGGAAAAAACATTTTTTTTTCATTTTTTTTGGTCTCCGAAAATGAAAAGGTTCGGATTCTTGATATACCCTTTGGTTCATGAAGTTGACCAAAGATTGGCTCGGTGTGAGCGAATACATTCATTGAGTGAACACAATTAAAGATTAATTCATTCATTTTTGAATAATAGGAAGCAAGTGGGGCTTCTCCAACGATTTCTTGAAGTGAATTGTTGGAAACAAAATAGACTGCATTCAATAAACCTGATCGAGCGTACTGTTGAAGAACTCCAGCGCCAACTCTATTTCTTTTCTTAGCAAGATCAGGCATAATTGAAGTGTCCGGAACGATATAGACAACATTTATTTTGTTTTCCTTGATTTGTTCAAGTAATCGTAGAGTCGCCCCAGCAATTTTTCCTGCACCGCAAACAAAAAACCATATAGTTTTATTTTTAATGCGTGAAAGCTCTCTTTTTTTGGTGAATTTGTTTTCGTATTCTTCTGCTGAAGATTGTGCAGGTACATTGTCGCCTCCATCGTAGGTGAAAACTTTGTAATTCTTATCAACTTTAAATAGATTGGCTATGTTGCTACCTGCTTTACCTATTCCTAGTATTACCATGAAAAATC